TTAATGACGACCGGGAAAACAAATTTCCCTCAGATTGTTATTCATGCGAAAACAGATTTTGATGTCAATGACAAGCTATGGGTTTTTGATGTGGCATCAGGAGAGTTCAGAAGCCCAGGCCGTTTGTTAGGTACTGAAATATTTCTTTCAGGAAAGACGCGAATTGCGGCCGATGGAAACATTAACAGTGATGTATGGGGCGGCTGGCTGAGTGATTATTTAAACAATACCTATAATAAAAAAAATACGGCAATACTGGGGTTCTCAGGCTGGAGCCGTGATGAGTCAACGGGGCTGATTATGCAGTGGGGTAACGTGGATAACGCTAACGGAACCTACTCATTTCCACGGGCATTCAGTGATACCTGTTTTGCTGTCTTTGCGACGAACAAAGACGGACAGGGTGGTGCTATTGATAATGCTTATGGCTATCCGGTAAGCAAAACGCAATTCCGTCTGGCCTGTAAGGCGAACTCTGGCGCTGATACAGCATACGGCATTTCATGGTTTGCACTGGGGTACTGATAATGACTGAACAATATTACTACAGCTATTCGGCGAAAGGTTTTTTCTGGCTGTGTGAAGATGAGCTAAAGGGGAATGATATTCCCGCTGACCTTATACCCGTCAGCGAGGAAGAGCACGCCGCAATGTTTCTTGGTCAGGAACGGGGTAAATACATTAACCATACGCCTGATGGACCAGTTCTGGTTGACCAGCCGGATTACTCGCCAGAAGAACTCATTGCGCAGGCGGAAAGCAAAAAGTCACGTCTGATGCAGACGGCTAACGCAGAGATTGCTCCATTGCAGGATGCAGTTGATTTGGGGATTGCGACGACAAAAGAGATTGCCGCGTTGTCTGAATGGAAGAAATACCGGGTTATGCTGATGCGTATTGATTGTCGGGCGATTCCTGATATTAACTGGCCTGACGCACCGGTATGAAAGAAGCGGGTTAAACCCGCTTTCTTTTTACCCTGCTGTTGTATCACCCCTTGCCCAACGCCGACAAATAGCCCACCGTTACAGCACAACAGAAAATACGCTCACCCCTTAACCACGGAGTTAACCGGATGAGTGATTTTCACCACGGCGTACAGGTGCTTGAAATTAACGACGGCACCCGCGTCATTTCCACTGTTTCGACCGCTATCATCGGCATGGTCTGCACGGCAAGTGATGCGGATGCGAAGCTATTCCCCCTCAATGAGCCGGTACTGATTACCAATGTGCAAAGCGCCATTGCGAAAGCCGGTAAAAAAGGCACGCTGGCAGCCTCTCTGCAGGCCATCGCCGACCAGGCTAAACCTGTCACTATCGTTGTGCGCGTTGCCGAAGGTGCCGGAGACGACGCAGAAGCGCAGACCGTTACCAACATCATCGGTGGCACGGATGAGAACGGCAAATACACCGGTATTAAAGCGCTGTTGACTGCCGAAGCGGTTACCGGCGTTAAGCCGCGTATTCTCGGCGTGCCGGGTCTCGATACGCAGGAGGTGGCGGTCGCACTTGCGTCAGTCGCTATCAAACTACGCGCATTTTGTTATGTCAGTGCGTGGGGCTGTAAAACCATTTCCGAGGCGATGACCTATCGCGAAAATTTCAGCCAGCGCGAACTGATGGTCATCTGGCCTGACTTCCTCGCATGGGATACCACCGCAAACGCCACCGCCACGGCATACGCCACCGCCCGCGCACTCGGTCTGCGTGCCTACATCGACCAGGCTATCGGCTGGCACAAAACGCTGTCTAACGTTGGCGTGCAAGGCGTCACTGGCATCAGCGCCTCAGTCTTTTGGGATTTGCAGGCATCCGGCACCGATGCTGACCTGCTCAACGAGGCTGGAGTCACAACGCTGGTGCGCAAGGATGGCTTCCGCTTTTGGGGAAACCGCACCTGCTCTGATGACCCGCTTTTCCTGTTTGAGAACTACACCCGCACCGCGCAGGTACTGGCCGACACGATGGCTGAGGCGCACATGTGGGCGGTCGATAAACCCATCACTGCATCGCTCATCCGTGACATTGTCGACGGTATTAACGCCAAATTCCGCGAGCTGAAATCTAACGGCTACATCGTGGACGGTGAATGCTGGTTCGATGAGGAATCGAACGACAAGGAAACCCTCAAGGCCGGGAAACTGTATATCGACTACGACTATACACCGGTTCCCCCACTGGAAAGCCTGACCCTGCGCCAGCGTATCACCGATAAATATCTGGTGAATCTGGCCGAATCGGTCAACAGCTAAGGAGCCTGAAACAACATGGCACTACCCCGCAAACTTAAATATCTGAACATGTTCAATGACGGCCTTAGCTATATGGGCGTTGTTGAATCCGTGACGCTGCCGAAGCTGACCCGCAAGCTCGAAAACTATCGCGGCGGCGGCATGAATGGCGCGGCGGCGATTGACCTTGGTCTCGACGATGATGCGCTCACCGTCGAATGGTCTGTCGGCGGCCTGCCTGATGTGGCGCTGTGGGCGCAGTATGCAGCGCCGGGTGCTGATGCCGTGCCGCTGCGTTTTGCTGGCTCTTACCAGCGTGACGACACTGGCGAAATCGTGGCAGTCGAGGTGGTCATGCGTGGCCGTCATAAAGAAATCGACGGCGGCGAGAATAAGCAGGGTGAAAACACCTCGACCAAACTGTCGACCGTTTGCACCTATTACCGCCTCACGATTGATGGTAGCGACATTATCGAAATCGACACCGTCAACATGGTCGAGAAGGTGAACGGCGTCGACCGTCTGGAACAGCACCGCCGCGCAATCGGGCTGCTGTAATTCCCTGACCGGTCAGCACCGCTGGCCGGTTATTACTCCCATTCAAAGCAGAGAAAAAACATCATGGCAAAAGCACCACGCAAAACCCCTGAATTTGTTGATCCGGCTGGCAATGAAATTGACGCCGTAAACCCGAACATCGTGACCCTCGACAAGCCGATTAAGCGCGCCGGTCAGACGATTGAAAAGGTCACCCTGATTGAACCGAACGCAGGCACTCTGCGCGGCGTCAGCCTGTCGGCGGTGGCGCAGTCCGAGGTCGATGCGTTGATTAAGGTACTGCCCCGCATGACCTACCCGGCACTCACCACGCAGGAACTCACCGCAATGAATCTGCCAGATATGCTGTCGCTGGCCGCTAAGGTGATTGGTTTTTTGTCACCGGCTTCGGCGGAATAGACTTCCCGCCCGGCCTGTCGACCGATGACCTGATGGCGGATATCGCAGTGATATTCCACTGGCCGCCATCAGAGCTCTATTCCCTGAGCCTGACCGAGCTCATCACATGGCGCGAAAAGGCGCTGCAGCGTAGCGGAAACCACAATGAGTAATAACCTGAGGCTTGAGGTATTGCTGAAAGCGGTCGACCAGGCGACCCGACCGCTTAAATCTATCCAGACCGCGAGTAAAACCCTGTCGGGTGATATTCGTACCACACAAAAAGGGCTGCGTGACCTGAATGGTCAGGCGTCGAAAATCGACGGTTTTCGTAAGGCAAGTGCGCAACTGGCCGTAACCGGTCAGGCGCTTGACAAGGCGAAGCGCGAAGCCGGTGAGCTGGCTGTGCAGTTTAAAAATACCACCAGTCCGACTCGCGCGCAGGCGCAGGCACTCGAAGCGGCAAAGCGTGCCGCTTCTGAGCTGCAGACGAAATACAACAGCCTGAGAACGTCGGTACAGCGTCAGCGCTCCGAGCTGATGCAGGCCGGTATTAATACCCGCACCCTGTCTGCCGATGAGCGTCGTCTTAAAACGTCCATCAGCGAAACAACAGCGCAGCTTAACCGCCAGCGCGAGGCACTGGCGCGCGTCAGTGCGCAGCAGGCGAAATTAAGCCGGGTGAAAGAACGATATAAATCAGGTAAAGAGCTTGCCGGTAACATGGCCGCAGCAGGAGCTGCCGGGGTAGGTATCGCGACAGCGGGAACGATGGCCGGGGTTAAATTGCTGATGCCCGGTTATGACTTTGCGCAGAAAAATTCCGAGCTGCAGGCTGTGCTCGGGGTCGATAAGCAGTCGCCAGAAATGCAGGCATTACGCAAACAGGCGCGCCAGCTCGGCGACAATACCGCTGCCTCTGCCGACGATGCTGCGAGTGCGCAGATTATTATCGCAAAAGGTGGTGGTGATGCCGCAGCAATTCAGGCGACAACGCCAGTTACTCTGAATATGGCGCTTGCTAACCGTCGCACAATGGAGGAAAACGCCGCGTTACTGATGGGGATGCGCTCCGCGTTTCAGCTTTCAAATGACAAAGTCGCACATATTGGCGATGTGCTGTCTACGGTGATGAACAAAACCGCCGCCGACTTTGACGGCCTCAGCGATGCTATGACCTATGCCGCGCCGGTGGCAAAAAATGCAGGTGTCAGTATTGAAGAGACCGCCGCGATGGTGGGGGCTCTGCATGATGCGAAAATTACTGGTTCGATGGCCGGTACCGGGAGCCGTGCGGTATTAAGCCGCCTGCAGGCACCGACCGGCAAAGCATGGGATGCCCTCAAGGAGCTGGGTGTCAAAACCTCGGACAGCAAAGGTAATACGCGCCCGATTTTTACCATCCTGAAAGAAATGCAGGCCAGCTTTAAGCGCAACAATCTCGGTACCGCCCAGCAAGCCGAATACATGAAAACCATATTCGGCGAAGAAGCCAGCTCATCGGCTAACGTGCTGATGGCGGCAGCGGCCAGCGGCAAGCTCGACCAGCTAGCCACCGCGCTGAAAGCATCAGACGGTAAAACCGAGGAACTGGTTAAGGTTATGCAGGATAACCTCGGCGGCGACTTTAAAGAGTTTCAGTCTGCTTATGAGGCTGTCGGTACCGACCTTTTTGACCAGCAAGAGGGCTCTCTGCGCAAGCTGACCCAAACCGCCACACAATACGTGTTAAAGCTCGACGGCTGGATCAAAGACAACAAAGAGTTAGCGGAAACTATTGGCATCATTGCCGGTGGTGCGCTGGCTCTGATTGGCATCATCGGCGGCATTGGTCTCGTTGCATGGCCGGTTGTCATGGGGATTAACGCCATTATCGCTGCTGCTGGCGTGCTGGGTACGGTCTTTACTGTCGCCGGTAGCGCCATTTTGACCGCACTCGGCGCGATTACCTGGCCGATTGTGGCTGTGGCGGCGGCGATTGTGGCCGGGGCGTTACTCATCCGTAAATACTGGGAGCCAATATCAGAGTTTTTTTCCAGTGTTGTAGATGGTATGCGCGTGGCATTTGCCCCGTTAAGTGAGATTTTTGCCCCATTAATGCCATTGTTTGACGCGATTACTGAAAAAGTAAAACAGACGTGGCAATGGTTTAAAGAGTTAATTAAGCCTGTTGAAATGTTTAGCGATACCTTGCCGTCAGTGCGTCATGCGGGCGTCGAATTCGGTAAAGCACTGGCCTCAGCGCTAATGGCACCGCTCAATGTATTTAACAAGCTGCGCAGCGGTGTCGACTGGCTTCTCGAAAAGCTCGGTATCATCAACAAAGAGTCAGACAGCCTAGACAAGACCGCAGCAAAAACCAACGCCGCTACACAGGGTAATTCCTACATCCCGGCAACCAGCACATATGGTGGTTATCAGGCTTATCAGCCAGTGACCGCACCGGCGGGACGCTCTTACATTGACCAGAGTAAAAGCGAATACAACATCACTTTGCCGGGTGGCGTTGCGCCGGGGCATCAGCTTGACCGACAGCTACGCGACACACTCGAACAGATTGAGCGCGAGAAGCGTGCACGGCAGCGCGCCAGTATGAGCCATGACTGAGGGGGGAATAAAAAATGATGCTTGCACTTGGAATGTTTGTATTTGAACGCCGCACCCTGCCTTATCAGTCGATGCAACACTCGAAGGATTACCGTTGGGTGTCTAATGACAGGGTTGGTAAACCTCCCGCTTATCAGTTTCTCGGTGAGGGGGAAACCTCCATTCAGCTTGCCGGTACGCTTTACCCTGCCATTACCGGTGGCCGTATATCACTGAGGGCGGTTGAGCTGATGGCCGACGAGGGCAGAGCGTGGCCGCTGATTGAGGGTACCGGCAATATTCTCGGAATGTATATCGTCGATAAAGTCTCGACTACACACACTGAATTTTTCAGTGATGGCGCGGCCAGAAAGATTGAATTCACTCTTTCGCTGAAACGGGTCGACGAATCACTGGCGGCGATGTTTGGCGACCTGAATAAGCAGGCCAGCGAACTGCTTGACTCTGCCGGTAATCTGACCGATAAGCTGCAGGGTATGCTCGGAGGGCTGACCGCATGATGACGGGCATGACCATTGATGCCGGGGCGAGCCTTGCACCGGCATTTATGCTGACGCTGAACAGCCAAGACATTACCAGCAATTTTAGTGATCGGCTGATTTCCCTCACCATGACAGATAACCGGGGTTTTGAAGCTGACCAGCTCGACATTGAGCTCGACGATACTGACGGCAAAGTCGAGTTACCCCTGCGTGGGGCAGTGCTGACGCTGTGGCTTGGCTGGCAAGGGTCGGCACTTCTGAATAAGGGCGATTTCACTGTTGATGAGATTGAGCACCGGGGCGCGCCTGATACGCTGACCATTCGTGCGCGTAGCGCAGATTTTCGCGGAACGCTCAATTCACGGCGCGAGGAATCATGGCACGACACCACTCTCGGTGAGGTGGTCAGCGCCATCGCAAAACGCAATAAACTGACGGCCAGCGTCGCGGATTCGCTGAAAAAAATCCCTGTACCGCATATCGACCAGTCGCAGGAGTCCGACGCAGTATTTTTGACCAGACTGGCTGAGCGCAACGGGGCGGCAGTATCAGTGAAAGCGGGGAAATTGCTGTTTCTGAAAGCTGGTAGCGCAGTGACGGCCAGTGGTAAACCCGTCCCACAAATGACACTGACCCGCAGTGATGGTGACCGTCATCAGTTTGCCATTGCCGACCGTGGGGCTTATACCGGCGTAACGGCAAAATGGTTGCACACCAAAGACCCTAAGCCGCAAAAGCAAAAGGTAACGCTGAAACGTAAACCCAAAGAAAAGCACCTGCGTGCATTGGAGCACCCGAAAGCAAAGCCGGTCAGCAAAAAGACAAAGGCCAAAAAAGAGCAGGAAGCACGCGAGGGTGAGTATATGGCCGGTGAGGCTGATAACGTTCTGGCGCTGACGACGGTCTACGCGTCAAAGGCTCAGGCGATGCGAGCAGCTCAGGCTAAGTGGGATAAGTTGCAGCGAGGCGTTGCGGAGTTTTCAATTACGCTGGCGCTCGGTCGGGCTGATTTATTCCCTGAGACACCAGTGCGCGTGTCGGGCTTTAAGCGTGTCATAGATGAGCAGGCATGGTTAATCAGTAAGGTAACTCACAATCTGAATAATAATGGATTCACGACGGGCTTAGAGCTTGAGGTTAAGCTCTCCGATGTGGAGTACAGCTCAGAGGAAAGCGAAAGCTGA